TCGAACAAAAAAAGCCAAACCAGAGACTCCACCCGATCCAGTCGTTGATGAGAAGGAACAAAAGATTGAAGAGATGGCAACTGAGTTCCAAGCCATAGCGGAGGAGAACGAAGAACTCAAGGCGAAGTTAGCAGTCAAAGGCATGGATGCGTCCGAAGAAGATAAGCAATCTGCACAAGAATTAATTGATGAGCTTCGTGCCACCATCAAGAGCCAAGAAGCACAGATCAAAGGCTTAACTGCTTCTCGAGACGCTTATCAGCAGAAGAATGCGGAACTATTAAAGCAAGTGAATTACTGGAAGAAGCAAGTCTCAAAAGCTGCATAACGTAATGAGGGAAAACGCACGATTTTCCGCTTCACATACGGAGCGTAAGTACCTCACCAGACTTATGGGGGTGAATTCGTAGGTTGATACGAGGGTGTACTGTTTGCGTTTGAAAAAGTAGTGTGGTTTACCTTATTTTCCACACACTTCGGATAGGGTGGCGAACAAAACATTTTGCAGAAGCTGGGGATCAACGCCAGCCACCCCCGCCCATTATTTTGTACCGACATCAGGCGGTTTCCTGATAGTAAAGGAGATAACGTTGTTAGAGTTAAGACCACACCAACAAGAAGTGGTGGAGCAAATAAAGCAAGGCTTCAAACAAGGACACATAAGACAACTACTGTATGCATCCACAGGCTTCGGTAAAACCGAGGTAGCGATGGAGATCATGAGGCGAGTATCCGAAGGGTACAAGAAAGCCGCCATGATTGTAGATCGGATAGTCTTAGTTGACCAGACGAGTGCCAGACTGTCTAAGTACGGCATCGAGCATGGAGTTATGCAAGCTGGTCATTGGAGAGAAAGACCATCGGAGCGAATCCAAGTTTGTTCTGCACAGACCCTTGAGAGAAGGGATTCATTCCCAGACATTGACCTGATTATTTTGGATGAGTGTCATATCGTCCGTAAGAAAACAGTCGAGTTCCTCAATAAAAATCCACACATCCGTGCTATTGGATTAACTGCCACCCCATTTACTAAAGGCTTAGGAGATATCTATACCCATGTGGTAGGAGCTACTCCGACTGGCGACTTGGTAGAGAAAGGTTGGTTAGTCCCTTTGAAAGTCTTTGTAGCCAAAGAGATTGACATGACAGGAGCTGAGAAGAACTCATTTGGCGAATGGAAAGAAGCTGAAGTTTCCAAACGTGGCATGGCAATTACAGGCGATGTCGTTAACGAATGGATTAAAAAGACGCATGAAATATTTGGCGGCCCACGAAAGACAATCGTATTCTGTTCGGGTGTGGATCATGGCAGAGACCTAGTCAAGGGATTTGCCGAAGCTGGTTATCGTTTTGAATCTATTTCTTATAAAGAAGACGATGACTACAAACGTTTAACCATTGAGGAGTTCTCTAAACCAGACACCGACATTCATGGATTGATTGCGACTGACATTCTGACCAGAGGGTTTGATGTAACCGATGTAATGATCGGAATATCTGCTAGACCATTTTCAAAGTCTTTTTCATCCCATGTGCAACAGATGGGTAGAGTCATGCGTCTGCACGAAGGTAAAGAGTTTGGTCTTTGGCTTGACCACTCGGGGAATTTCTTGCGGTTTAGAAGCGACTGGGACAATCTGTATACCGAAGGAGTTAAGACTTTAGATAGCTCCGAAGAGAAGGCTAAGAAAGAACCTACCGAGCGGGAAAAGAAAGAAGCAGTCTGCCCGAAGTGCAAAGCGTTATGGACATTTAAAAGCAATATCTGTGGCGAGTGCGGTTACGAGCGTCCGCTAAAGCAAATCCTAACCATACCGGGCGAACTTCAAGAACTTGCAGAAACTAACCGCAAGCTCCAGATTGACAACCGCCAGTTCTATGCTGAGTTGATGTATTACGGCAAGCTAAAGGGATATAAGGACGGGTGGGCTGCCATGAAATACAAAGAGAAGTTTTCCGTGTACCCCAATGGCATCCGAGTAGAACCATTACCTACATCTGCTCCAACCATGAAATGGATCAAGAGTCGAATCATTGCTTACAGTAAGTCTAAAGCGAGGGTTCAGGCATGAAAAAAGATCCATGGGCTAAGTGCAGACTAAACACACCAGAGGAGCGGATTACCTATTTGGCAAATTGGTATCTAGGCGTGGGCAGAAGAAGAGGCTGGAAAAATATTATTGACCAGCTTAATGCAGAAGAAGATGTAGAACTAATAAAACAAAAAATAAGGAAAATACGATGAAATACCTATCAGTGTGTTCGGGGGTGGAGGCAGCCACAGTTGCTTGGCATCCCTTGGGATGGGATCCGATCGGCTATGCCGAGATCGAGACCTTCCCATCGGCAGTTTTAAATCATCATTACCCAACAGTCCCCAATCTTGGGGACATCACAAAATATAAGGAGTGGAACATCAATGGAACAGTTGAACTTTTGGTTGGAGGAACACCATGCCAAGCATTCTCAGTCGCAGGACTTAGGAAAGGACTCGAAGACCCAAGAGGAAATCTCACCCTTGTCTATACTGGAATTCTTGATCGATTCAAACCCAAATGGTTTGTTTGGGAAAACGTCCCAGGTGTCCTCAGTTCAAGTGGTGGACGGGATTTTGGTTCCTTCCTCGGGGCGGTGGCAGAACTCGGGTATGGGTTCTCATATCGAGTGCTTGACGCTCAGTATTTCGGAATCCCCCAAAGACGCAGAAGAGTCTTTGTTGTCGGATGTCTTGGAGACTGGGTCTCTGCATCCAAGGTTCTTTTTGAGCCAGATTGCTTGTCAAGGGATACTGAGGAGAGCAGAAAAACGAGGGAAAGAACTGCCCCCGATATTGAAAAAAGCGTTGGAAGCAACATAGAAACCTTTAATCGCCAAAGCCATTCTCAGTTTGGTGTTGATCCGTTAGCCAGCACAGTTAAGGCTAGAGATCATAAACAATTTACCGATTTAGTTGTGTATGAGACTCACCCAGCAGACTCCCGAGTAAGAGAGATGGGTGATGTTTGCCAGACTGTAACCTCTCGCTGGGGGACGGGTGGTGGTAATGTGCCGATTGCATTACAGGATATCTCAGGCAGAGATAAGGCCCAGAATGGGCGTGGCTGGAATGATGAAGGTTTGATGTATACCCTTGATGCGGCAGCCACCCAAGGCGTTGCATATTCTATTCGGGAAGATGCAATAGCGGGGAACTTTAGTGCCACTCCTTTGGAAGTAACCCCAGCTCTTCAAGCACTCCGACCCTCCGTCCAAAGTCATCATGCTCAGACTTTTATCGCCCAGCAAATGGCCGTTCGCAGGCTAACACCTGTCGAATGCGAAAGACTCCAAGGATTCCCCGATAATTATTCAAACATCCCTTGGCGAGGCAAGCCCGAATCTCCCGACAGTCTTCGGTATAAAGCGATGGGAAACTCGATGGCAGTCCCCTGTATGAAATGGATTGGAGAGCGAATTGAAATGGTAGAAAAGGGAATGTTATGAATTTTGAAGCGTTTGCAGAAAAACACGGCTTAATTATTGATAGCCTTGTTCACGATAAATGGACACGATGCAGGACTGTTGATAAGCCCAATAAAAAGAACGGCTCGTATATATTCGATGGGATCACGGGTGCGGTGCAGAATTGGGCAACCCATGAGAAACCTATTAGCTTTCGTGGCAAGCATGACCCTTCACAAGTCATCCGAAAACCAAAAATTACTATCGATGTTGCCAAGAACAATTCCAGGGCAAGCGGTAAGGCAGCATACATCCTAAATAATGCCGTCAAAAAGCCTCACCCTTACTTAGTGAAAAAGGGTTTTCCAGAAGAAAAGGGATGGGTTTGGAATGAGGTGCTGGCAATCCCAATGCGGATTAATGGGGATTTGGTTGGATGTCAACTGATCGATCCAGAGGGCAATAAGAAGTTTTTAAGCGGACAGAAAACCAAGAACGCTTCTGCGATCTTTGATAACAAAGGACAGGTTATTTTGTGTGAAGGATATGCCACGGCTTTATCGATCCGTAGGGCTTTGAAAACGATTAAAACACGCTACAAGATCGTAGTTTGTTTCTCAGCATCTAACCTATCCGAAATGGCAAAGGCTTACCCTGACTCGCTCATAGTGGCTG